ATTAGGAGGCATAGATCCTCGCCCCGCCTCACCCATATTCATAGTCGCGTATGGCAAAGGTGTATCAGCAGGCATGGAACCACGACCTGCCTCACCCATATTCATAGTTGCATAAGGCAATGGTGTATCAGGAGGCATAAAACCTCTTCCTGCCTCACCAGCGCCCATACCATAGGAAAGTTGCTGATAAGGTGTAACTTGATTAGGCCTTGCTCTTGGACGAATAGAGCTATCCATATCAGCACCACTACCCGCCACTGCCTGCTGAATAGGCGAACCGCTTGGACCACCAAAAGGACGATCCCTCAAAGAGCCATAAGGCGGAACACCAAGAGCGTTTAGAATGCCGCTTAACGGACCACCAGCAAAATCATCACCTCGATTATCACGGTCTCCACCGTCAATCATATCTATAAAGGCAGGAACAAATCTTTTATTTGCCTCGTCAAAATACCCAAACTTACCATCAGTATTAGCTTTTTGACGATCAGCAGCGGACGCTCTCTCATACTTACGGCTACCTTTGTCTTTGCCCATACCCTTCTTTTCAATTTCTTTAGGTTCAGCCATTACTTCTTACCCTTCTTTTTTCTACTCAATTTTCTTAAATCTGCGCCTGTGATCTTCTTACGCGGCGGAGCTACGGCTGCAAGCTTTTTCTGCTTTGGGCTATATTTTTTATAAGGCATTACTTTTTCTTTCGCTTAACAGGCTTTGCCGTCTTTGCCGCTTGCCTAAAGTTTTTAGCCGTTGGCGCACCCTTGCTACCAGGCTTTCTCATCGTTTCACCACTACCCGCCTTAATTCTGCGGCGTTTAGCTGCGATATTGGCGTATAGCCCAGGTCTCTTAGCCATTACTTTTTCTTCCCACCCTTTTTAGGTGGTCTACCCTTCTTACTTCCGTAAGTACCCTTTCCATGAGGCATAGCTATCTCCTTTTTCTGCAACGTAACACATTATGCGATCCCACGCAAATTACGTTTTATGTTATTTCTCCAACTACTAAATGCGCCAGACAAAGCAGTTGCCGCATCACTTGCCATAGTCAAACATAGCGCGTCAGCCAAGTCCGGTGAAGCCAACCCACGCTTACGCATTTCATCCTTACTTTCGGCTTTCATCTTGCCAGATGACGTAAAACTATACCTAATACTAGTCAACTCCGCGACTAACTGATCGTCTTTCGGTAATTTACACGCTCGATCCTCAAGCCAACCCTTCGTCTTAAACCACAACTCAGAACGCAAATTTAAGTAAGTATCGCCCATACTTGGCGCTTCCGCCACATTTACACCACGAACAGGCAAACCAATCTCATTTAACCTATCAACCACACCAGAACCTACACCGATACTGTCCACAAGTATCTGTGTAGGTTGGCGTGAGGGGGGTAAACTCTCATATTCCGCCACAACTCGACCAACAGTCTGCATCAAATCCAACCCGGTCCAGGACCGTAACTCAGTCACAATCGGACCCTGGCGCTTACATAACGCTGTTTTATCCTGACCAAACCGAGCCACATCCAAACCCCAGACGCTAGACGTTTCCTCATCAATCTTAACATCTCTATGCAATGCATTCTCTACCAGGTGAAACGGAATGATCGTATCATCATCTGCAAGAGGAAACTCACCCAATACACGAATGCGAAACGCATTACTCTCCTCACCATAGCGTAACTTCATCTCCTCAATGAACTCATCACTAACCAACGGACTGTCAACGCACGACCATCGCCTCGTCCACCAACTATCCGCCATTCTATTCTGGCTCTCAAAAAACGTACCGCTACTTCGCGTGGGGTTACTTAACATAATCGTAGTCGCATTATGACCAGACATAGAGCCTGCCGCCGCCTCAAAAACCTGCTCCGGCACACCACTAGCCTCATCCACGACCAACATAACGTGTTCAGAGTGAACTCCGGCTAACGCTTCTGGCGTTTCCGCTCTCGAGGTTCTCGCTGAAATAAACATCTCACTCGGCGCAGAAGTATGCTCAATACGATCCGACTTTACATTCAATAACGCCTGAAACGCTTCCGGCAACTCATTAATCCACCGCTTTAACTCCGCAAACAAAGCATCAAACAACTGACTAGAAGTCGGCGCAGTCACAACCACCTTATTGGGGTAATGCATCAAGAAGTACCAAAGCATCGCCCAGGAAGCAGCCGTTGACTTACCAGTACCATGCCCAGACCTTATGCTAATTTTGCGCTCACCAGACGCAATCGCATCGAGAAACTCCGCCTGGTAATCCAAAGGCTCAACACCTAACACCTCACGCACAAACAATGATGGCTTTTTGGAGTAGCGTTGGGCAAACTCCAACATCGTGTTCTGCGAAAGATCATTCATGCTCTATAACCTTTACCTTGCGAAGCGCATCTAAATGCAAATCGCCAATACTAATGTTAATCTGCTGATTTGCCCTACCACCATACCGCTCCTGGTTCCAGGCTTGCGCCGCCAAATTGTGCTGACCAACTCTCTGCTTAAGCAAACCTAAATCAACCTGGCTAACATTTGCCTCGCTAATGTCTCGATCCCCATTCAAGGCTTCCACAATCTCACGCTGCCTGCGGTCACTAACCTCAGATATAGCCTCAAACCCTTCCTCAAAATGTGCATCCGCCGCATCTCGCCTTGCATTATCAACAGCACTCGATAACTCAGGGTTCTTCAATATGATATTCCGAAGCGCACCTTGAGACATATCCATGTCAGCCGCAAGGTTGCGTATGGACTTTCCAGACAATATCCACTCACGCAGATATTCACCGCCACCCCTACGCTCTATCTCAGCTCTTCTCTTCTTTGCCAGTGGTTTGCCCGCCATGCTCGTACCTCATTTTTTCAGAATTTTAGCATGATATTCTGCAAAAGCAATATAGGGGGGTGGGGGGGGTCACTGGGAGGATTGTTTTATAGTGTAAGGGAGTAATACCAAAAACAGGAAAGTGACCCCTGGCAGAACTGTAGCACACATTTCACTGTGTGGGAATGTATTATAATAATAGTAGGTAGAAAAAGATTGATGGGGGGGGGCGCGCAAAAAAAATCCAGCCGAAAGCAAGTCAAAAATGTTTTTCGCATAATATACATTATGTTAAGTGATTTGCTAAGTGTCTGTTTTTAAACTGTTATTTTTAAGCAAAATCTCCAGTTTTACCAAAGTATAACAAAAGCGACAAAAACCTTGTAAAGTTTAACGCTTTTTATTATTCGCGCGTGCGCGTGCGCGACTTGCGCTTTTGTGTTTTTCGTGTCGATTTTTATTTAATTAAAAAAAATAAAAAAAGTTGGAAACTTTTTAGCCTCTCAAACGTCTACTAAATATAAACCAATTAAAGGACATATTATTTATGGAAAATAACACCGCACAATTTAAAAACTTTGAGATGATTAAACGTAAAAATTTTAGCTTGGTTTCTTATGATGTTGAGGATCAAAGCCATTGGCTAATTATTACCGCAAAAGGATCAAAGTTATTCAGATCAAATGAAGCCTTTTTAAACGCAATATTGGACAGGCTGCCGAAATAAATCGAGGCGCAAAACTGGCGTAACTGGTCCAGTAAAAGCGGCTATATTTTAGCCGCTTTTACACCTTTTATTATTCCCTTGCATAACTCTTAAAAAACGTTGTAAAAGGGTTATATTAATAATGTGTAAACAAAAAGGAAATATGACAATGCCTAGAATGGATAAATTAAGCAACTACGCAACGACTTGGTGGAATAAAGATAATCAAGGCGGTGTAACTTATCACAATACACAAATTGTAGCTTGGAAAGATAACAAGGTTACTTTGAATAGTGATGGATGGGAAACCGTCACAACCAAGCGCAAAATGAACCAAGCCTCAAATCAATTCGCGTTGCGCTTTGATGTTTGGCAAGAAAAATATCAATGGTTCGTAAACTTACCAAACGGTCAAACCGTCAAATATTATGACGGAATGACATTTGAAATATTTGGAGGTTAAACAATGTTTGAGTTTTATAAAAGAATATCTGCCACGTTAAACGATCCTTACAATGACCAAGAGTGGAATGGATTTGTCTATTTGCCTTTAGACCAAAAGAAACCACACAGAGATGAGGACTATCACAATTTTTACCACATTCAGAAATATGACGATAAGTGGTTAAAAATGGGTGGTAAGCGATATAGTCTTTTGATCGAACGCTCAGAAATAACAAGCGACAGTTTAGAAGAGTTGGAAAAACACCTTTTCGAATGGATCAAGGGCGAAGTTGGTTTAATTGATTATCGTATCATTTGGGGCGGTGGAATTGAAAGTGAGTTTCCAGATTATGACGATTTGGAAACCTACTACAAAGCCACATTAGATTTGTCTCTTTATGGGTTTGAGGATCAATGTTGGCATAATGAAGCAATGCCCCATCTCTGCAAACCATTAGACAATGAAGATGAGGCCATACGATTTTGGATTGACTTCAAAGATCATAAATCAAGCGACCTACGCTATGACAAAAAAGATGACGAACCTTATTTGAGGTATTTTGTTGAGCGTAGCGAATACGGTTGTCACGACACAAGGCAAGTCGCAAAAAACTTTGATAATTATGAGGACGCAATTCACTTTGTCAAAAGCTTAGTTAAAAGTTGCGTTTACATGGTCGAATGGAAAGAAGGATATCCAGAGGAAATCCAACCAGAGTTTTTTACTCTTAAAGATTTTATGGGCGATGAGTGGAACCTTAAATCTTATAATTTATCGGTGGATGATATTGAAGGGCTTTTGATTGGTCATTCAATGGATAGTGTCGGCGTAACCGACCGAATAACAATAACCAGAATGGGAGGAATATAGAATGAACGGTCAAGAGGTTTACGAAACGTTTGACCGCATCGAACGAACTCTTAAAGAGTTGAGAGATGCAGAAACGTATCTTGAAAAGACAATGTTTAGAATACGCATTGTTCAAGCCGAATTGGGAAACCTAAAACAATATATAAAATATGAGGTCAAAAAGGATGATTAGTGAAGCCATTTTAAGCGCGGTTGCAATCGCTATGCTCTTTGCAATCGTACTATTTGCTTAAGTATCGGTGCGGAGCGTTGAGGCGCTCCCATCCCATGCTTAATCAGAGGCATGACAACAGAGGAAAAATGACAATGGCAAATAAACCAACAATTTCACAGTCGGCTTTTGTGGAGCTTTATAGCACCATTGGCGGTGCTTGGCTTGAGGACGCTTACCTTGATCCTATTTGGGATGAGAGCGATCCAGAGAACATCACCTATACAGAGGAAGCTCAAGATAGGTTTAACGAAATCACAG